GTTTCTCCAACATAGTGCCTAGATAATTCTCGTAAAGAATAATTACGTCTGTTCTCATCTACTAAAGGAGCTGCAACCATTGTGTCAACAACACGGCCATGAACTTTTAAACCCATAGCATCGAGCCATCCAACATCATAGATAGCATTGTGAAATATTTTATCGCAAGGTAATTCTAAAATAGGTTTAAGTGCATTAGTAAAAACTTTTGCATCTAGGTTATGTCCTCCTTCGTGTGCAATAGGATAATATCCTTCCCATCCCTCGACAGCTATGGCAACACCTATGACTCTACCACTTTTTGTGGCCCAGCCAGGACCCATACTTTTATTTAAACCATCATCTTTTGTTTCTAAATCTATTGCAATTTCTTTCGCATCCGTAAGATCAGGAACTACTTCTGGTGGCACCCATTCACTTGGAGTTTGAAAAAAATTACCTTGGCTCATTTTTTTAACTTTTCTCTTTTGTTTCGTCTCTTTGTCATATTTTCATATGCTTTCTTCCAATCTTTTTCTACACCGAGCTTAACTAAATGTTTTGCCGCTTTTAAATTTAAATCATCAAACCAGTCTGGTTTTCTTTTCATAGTAAATCTGTGAACTCCCTATCTGTTTTGCTTGCAATAATGTGTAATGATTTTTTTGCCCTAGTGGCACCAACATAAAACACTCTCCGTTCATCATCCCTTTTTTTAGAAATGCTGATATCAGCTTTTCTTGGTAAATCTGTTAGTAACATAACATTGTCTGCTTCGCTACCCTTAGATGCATGTATGGTAGAAACCCTTATATTGCTTGCAGAATTAAAGCTTGATCTACGTAAAGCCACATTCATATACAATCTCATAGATTCAGGGACATCATCTAAAGCTACGTCCCAAGGTAAATTAATATCTACGTTTAACCCATGATGCATAGTTAAAGATTCATGATCATACATAGCAGCAGGGTCCATTTGTTTAAGTTTTTCTTTGTATCCATGTTGTATTCTGCCACTACCACTTATGTAATAATAAATATCTTTTACTGTTTGAAGATCTACTGCTCCTTCTTTTAGTCTATCCCAACCTTGGACAGCTCGAATCAAACGATCAGAAACAGATGATCTATTTTTAAATGTATAAAACATGCCTTCTTGTTTTAATCGATTTAATACTTCTTCTAACATGTAATTAGTTCTTGCTAAAATTAACCACTCGCCCTGTGATAGGTCAGTGTGATTATTAAAACGCATACGGTGACGCATGACAACTCCTTCTTCTTTTTTTGGGTTCCAATCTTTTTGTACCCGGTCATTTACTTTACTAATCAAGTCACTTGCCACATGATGCACGGCCCTTGGTATTCTATAAGATTGTTTTAATACATGTCTTTCGCCACCAATTTGTTGTAATCTTTTTGTATCTGCACCAGCCCAATCAAAAATTGCTTGGTCATCATCTCCTGCGATGTGTGCTTTCTGTGAATTGCGAACAAGTATCTCAACCATTTGCCATTGTATAAAACTTAAATCCTGTGCTTCATCAATAATGACAACATCAAAAGCAGGACAACCTTGTTGTGCAATAAATTCTATTATCATATCTGTAAAATCAAGCTTTGCTTTTCTGCCTTTGTATCTTGTTAATCCCGAATCTATTTGTTCTAATCTTTCTAAACCAAATTCAAGATGCTCTGTGCAATTCATAAACTCATTTGACAAGCTCACCCCTTTTATTTTTGCTTGATCAATTAATTTTAAATACGGATCTTGTGGTGTCGATATGCCAAGGTAGTCAACATTTTTATTTGGATTAATTAATTTTATTTGTAGTGACTCGGATACCTCTTGATAATCTTTGTCTCCCATTACATCATCGGTTGCTAATCCTAATGTTAGGTAAGCCATGCTATGCAATGTCCTAAAATATTTTAAATCTTTTCTATTTAAATTAAACTTTTTCATTGCTCTATCAATGGCTTCTTTCGCAGCTCTTTTTGTAAAAGCAAAATATCCTATTCTATCCGGGGGAGTTCCTCTTTGTAATTCAGATTCAACAATACCAAGTAGGTGTGTAGTTTTACCGGTGCCAGGTGGACCAAATATTATATCAATCTTTTTGCTTTGGCTGTCTTGTAATATCATCTTGTATCATCATTAAGTTTAATTTTATCATCTTTAAATCATTCACTATCATTCGTTTTGTTAGCTTTGCTGATTTGTTTTCTGCTTTAGATACTAACTGCGCAGCTATACCTAAAGTTTCTTTAATTAGTTTTTCCATTCATCACCTCCAAAATTATTGTTCCGATGTGGTAGGGGATTTGTGGGACGAGACTGTTTCCGAGACACTTAAGTCTGTCCACCCTGTTGGATATCCCATCAGCCACTCTACCCACGTTGGGTTCAACTGCCCAGTTGTTTTCTCTCTTCCACCCTCTGTATCGATCACTATTGTTGATAAACTTTTTTGTGTGCCCTTCTTCCCAGTATCCCTTCTTTGATAACCCAATCTCGCTTCGTGAGCTGCCGGGGTTGGCCACAGTCTTGGCTCTCTTACTTGATCCGCCAATCTGATTTGTATTGTGTGACCACTTTTTCGTTTTAGATGGCCCTCGGCCAACGACTCTTTGATCTTGTTCAGATTGCTCCCCCCGGAGTATGCGTCTGGTGTTCGCCACAATCCAGACTCTTTCTCTTTTGTGTTTGGCACCGACGCTAGAAGCTGAAATACTAAACGTCCTTGCGGAGTAGTCTTCACTTTCCAAGTTCTCGAGTACGGTGTCGAGACCGAGTTTAATGTGTCCACTAACATTTTCTCCAATAACCCAAGTTGGTCTGAGTTCTTTGATAAGTCTAAACATTTCTGGCCAGAGGTGTCTTGGATCTTCTTCACCTTTTTTTCTACCTGCGACGGAGAAAGGTTGGCAAGGGTATCCTCCTGTGATGATGTCGATGGGAAAAAGTCCATCTGCTTTGAGTTTTTCATAATTCAATCCCTTAATATCTTCGTACTGCTTAACATGTGGCCAATGTTTTTTCAGCACTTTTCTTGAATACAAATCTATATCACAAAAAGCTGCGGTTTCAAAACCACCAGTGGCTTCAAGTCCAAGACTAAACCCACCAATGCCACTAAATAAATCTAAATGTTTTAGAATGGTAAGTCCTCCTTTTCTGATTCCATATCCGGAACAGGGAGCTTTGAGATTCTTTCAAATGCTTCTGCGCCTATCTTCCACATTCTACTATTTTTCTTATCTGCTTTTCTAACTGCTTGATCAGCCCCAAGTTCTCTTAATCTTGCAGCGGTTCTTATTGTATCATAGCCTCTGAATCTTTGCTTATCTAAATATTGTGTTAAGAACTTCATTTTAAAATAAATGTATCCATCTTCATGATAACATTTGCCATAAGCAACTTCATCCATTGTTTGAGCTTTACCTAAATCATTTACAAAAGAATGTAAGTGTTCATCAAATCTACCATCTAATGTTGTATCCTCTGCTAACTTTTCTATTTGTGCATTTTTAGCCAGCTCTGTTAATCTTGCTTTCCAATCTTTCTTTGTCATTTCAGGTAACACAATATTGATTTGATCAAAGCAGGCTTTTGCAAAAAGATTATATTCAAATAAATCGTTTGATCTTATGCGCACTTGTTTTTTATCTATCGTTATGTACCAATAAGAATTTTCAGTTTGATATTTTTTTATATCTGTAAAGTCATATTCAATGTCTCCCTTGATACCAAACTTTCTTAATCTGCATTTTGGCTCTACACAGTAATTACACATGGGTCTTGTCTTACACATGTAACCCTCGTATTCTTTGCCCTCATGAGATTTAATTGTTTTTGTTACCTCCTTATATTCCAAAGGTGGTTTCATGTATTTATTATTAAAATCATTTACTTTGTTTTGCCAAGTGTCTGGCCATTTCTTTTTTGCATAAACAGAATAATGAAACAAAGCATTATCACGCCCTGCATTAGGAGTATCCGGGTCCATGCCCTGCAATACTCCAACCTCCATTAATTTTTCTATACAAGGTGGACCATCAAAACTATCTTGTTTTTTTGATGTCTTTATTTCTAAATTTTCAAGTTCTTCTTTTGTAATTTTATACTTGTCATATAGATCAAAGAACTGCTGCAGATCAGCACTACTACCATCGTCCAAATAAGCGTAGCGCATAGTACTAGAAGCATTAAAGTAAGGTAGATTAAGCCAAGACCCAACATCCCCACGATCTGAATTAACTTCGACTTGTTTAGGAAATATTTCACAGTTCCCATGACCCAAGCTTGCAGCTATTTCCTGTAACTTGTCTACCACAAGTTTTGCCGGAACTAACTCCGAGACAAAAATAAATAAATGTGCACCACCACTTTTTGAACGACATGGTACTAATGGTAATTTATTTTTTCTGATTTCGGAAATTATTTTTTTAATATCTAAAGGATAAGTATCAATATCAATACAACCCCAAGTGCAATTGTTATCATCTCTAATGGGGATACTGCCCAACGATGGCGCCTTACCCTCAAGATGATTTTCCCATAGTGCATCTGATAAAGCACCTCTTTTAGTAATTGCAACACCATCTACCTTCTTTCCCTTTGATCCACCTGCTGTGTACTGACCATATGCCCTGTCTAACCCTGCGAATACTTTTTTAAATTTGTTTATGTCCATTGTTTCTCAAGTAATGCAGCCCTACGACCATGCACGGGAGAAACACTTAGATTGCAGAACCATGCACGGTCTAACGAAGAGGGCTGAACTCCGCTCTTTACTCCTCTGCAACCTGACCTTTAAAATGGTGGGTTATCTTTTGATGTTTTATCTTCCTCCATTTCTGGTTGAAGCTTATCTTTAGCTGCACTCATATCTTTAGAAAAAGATGATGCCTCTTTAACATGCGCTTCACTTGAAAGTGTTGAGTCTAACTCAACCTTCCATTTGTACCAGGTTTTGTCTCCATTTTTAGCTTTCTCAGATTTAAGAAAGTAAGAATGGGACCACATAGGTGGTGTGAAATACTCTCCATTTGAACCTGCAATCTTAAGATTTTTCATCTTACTATTCCAGTTTCTACTTGGTGTCAGTTGTGATGACTTCATTGATACCACCGCTTGACTTGTTTCACCCTTTCCCCCAATAATCAACACAAAGTAATTAGCAGTCTCTTCGATGTAATTACCCGAGTTGTCATTCTTATAAAACTTTCCATCATCAGCACGTATCGTGTCATTCATGACTTCTTTAGATTGGTGCACGGACACTGGCCCTTTTGCACCACTCCCAACAGGAGCCCACTCAACATATGTTTTATGATAGACACAAGGTATAACCTTAACACCTTGTTCACTAGGCCATGAATCTCCTGTAACAGAATTAAGAATCTGACCAGCTCGTAGAGCTTCATCATTTTCTATTTCTGGAGACATAGCTTGTAAAAGTTTTAATCGAGGAAGCTGCAGATCATCTGCACCCATCTCTTCAAACCCTGTATCAGCTCCTTCGAACTGAGACATGATCGCAACAGCAGCACTGCCATTACTCTTCGTTTGTACTTGTTTCTTTTTAGTCATTTTTCATACCTCATTATTTAAAGTTACGATTGCTTGATACTGACTTTATTAAGCCTAAAGGCACCAAACAATTTCTCATCAAAGTCTATGCCATCTCTGGACTTTGCATTCAAATACGAACGTAACGTACTTGGATGTATTGATGAGTTTTCATTCGGGACTAACCCCGAATCCTCTGCTAGTGATTTGAATTCTTGAGCAACTTTGTCTTCGCCCTTTTTAAAATCCACACTAACGACATTCTTTATTATATCACCATCGCCTTGCTGACGCACCCATTTAAAAGCAGCCTCTTTATTTTCTTCCTTAATGCTACAATATAATTGTTCTTTCGTGGTGACTTTAGATCCGTCTGTAAGTTTTAATTCAGACACACCTTTTGATTGTAGAAGATCAGTGATGCTATCAGCTAACACTTGTTCCTCTTCTTTTAATTTTTTTACTTTGAGCTCTGTTAATTCAATCTGTTCTTGAACTGATTGTATGCGCTCAATCTCTGATCCTAATTGACCGAGAGCCTCATCATCTATTTTATTAAATGATTCGGTTGATACATCTTCAAATAGTTTTGTTATTTTATTCATGTCTCTCTCCCATAATTTTGTATTTAATACTTGCAATTTATCTCATAGTCAACTATAAAAAACCAGGATGAGTGGATTAAATTTTAAAACAAAGCCTTATGCCCATCAGCTCAAGGCTCTAGAACAGTCATATAACAAGGAATACTACGCATTTTTTATGGAGATGGGTACAGGTAAATCTAAAGTTTTGATAGATGAAATCGCTAATTATTATTTAGAAAAAAAAATTGATAGTGCAATAATCATTGCACCTAAAGGTGTGTATCGTAACTGGGAAAGAGGTGAGATACCCACACACTTATCCGATGATGTACCATGCAGTGTTGCAACTTGGAAAGCACCAAGCGAAATGACAAAGAATGATAAACAAACTTTAAAAGATATTGTGCAGCCGAATGGTAAACTTCGTATTGTGTTGATGAACATTGAAGCGCTTAGTGGATCTGTTGGGATAAAATATGCAACACATTTTTTACACAGAAACAACACACTCCTGGCTGTCGATGAGTCAACCACAATCAAAACACCTAATGCTGCAAGAACTAAGAACGCTTTAAAAATCAGTAAGTTAGCTAAGTTTAGACGCATCATGACAGGGTCTCCTGTTACAAAGAATCCACTTGATGTGTATTCACAATTAGAATTTTTAAGCCCGGATATTACACGACAAAATTATTGGGCGTTTAGATCTAGGTATGCAATTTTAGTACGCAGGAATTTTGGCGCACGTGCCACGCAACTTGTTGTAGGGTTTCAAAGATTGCCAGAACTAAATACAATTATAGATCAACATTCGTATCGAGTATTAAAGGAGGATTGTTTGGATCTACCAGAAAAAATTTATACAAAAAGATTTGTATCACTAACCAAAGAACAAGTTAAAGCTTATGAAGAGATGAGAAGATTTAACATGACACAAGTAGATGGTAAAACGATGACAAGTTTATCAACACTATCTGCATTAATTCGTTTGCATCAGATTAGCTGCGGTCACATAACTTTAGATGATGGCGAAACAAAAGAAATAAAAAGTAATCGCATGCAAGAGTTACTAAACGTACTTGATGAAGTAGATGGTAAAGTTATCATCTGGGCCAACTATAGATTTGATATTCAAAACATTCAAAAAACATTAGCAGAAAAATTCGGAGAAGAATCTGTTGCTACGTATTATGGTGATACAAAAGATAGAGATCGCCAAGACATAGTCGATAGATTTCAAGATAAAGATTCTAAATTAAAATACTTTGTTGGTAATCCATCAACAGGTGGTTACGGTTTAACATTAACTGCAGCTCACACTGTTGTGTATTATTCCAACACGTATGATTTAGAAAAGCGTATGCAGTCAGAAGATAGAGCGCATCGTATTAGCCAAGTAAATAAAGTTACTTACATTGATATGATTGCTGAAGGTACGATTGATGAAAAGATTGTGCAAAGTCTTCGTAGTAAGATTGATATCGCTACTGAAGTAATGGGTGAGCAAATTAAAAAATGGGTTATCGAACCTATTAAAAAAAGAAAGGAGTCCTAATGGACACAAGTAAATATAAATCTGTAGCCACAAAGATGGATACATACAACAAAGCAAAAATAATTGCTAGTCATTCACATCGATCTATCGGAGCTGTTATCTCCATGTTAGTAGATCAAGAGTGGAACAAACAAAAACCAGGTGTGAAAAAAGAATTAAAGAGTGCTGCGTGATGTTTGACTTTTGGCATATAGCTGCAATCGTGTTGGTGTTTGTTCTTGGTTTCATGCTTGGCGAAAGATGGAAAAAAAACAAATCCAAAAAAGAAGCAATACATTATTTAATGGAAAGACTCTCATACGATTTAAAAGAAAACAACATACAGATGTATAGAAAGAAACCTATCACGGATGAAGACCAAAAAAAATTTGAAGCGTTGCTTAAAGATCGAACACGGTAAGCTCCGAGCTGCAGCGCTCCGTGATCCACGGACCACGAAAGATGTTGCGATTCGTATGCGTTTACATCGTATTGAATCTATTATAAAAAGGAGATATGGTAACGATTATTTGTTCGAGTTGCAAAGGTAACGGTTATATAAGGCTGAAATTTGAAGCGGAAGAATACATACATCAATGTGAAATTTGTCATTCTCAGGGCGAAATTGAGGAAGAAGAAGAATAAAAGTTTACTTTTCCTATAAAATGGCATACACTTTTGCAGCAACAAAGGCTGCTTATGAGTATTACATTGCCCAATAGTCCTGTTAGTAGAATTAGCAGGTGTTTTAAGTGCAATCATCTATCCGTGGAGTTTTGGAATCCGAAGTATAATCGCAGCTACACGGTGGAAGAATGGTTGACTATCTGTGATGAGGGAAGAGAATCACTACGCAAGATTCTTAAGCCTATCGTAGAAGATCCTAAATGGTTCTTCGACTAAAATTTTTTCCCACCGATTCTTTTTGAATTGATATGCCTTCTGATCTCTTCTATTTTCTGTGTATCCTCGGTGCTTTTTGTTTCTTGTATTCCAATTACTTGTTGCTTTTCTAAGTCTTGTTTGTCCTGTTATCTGCCAATTAACAGCTCGTAAGCTGGCGCCTGGTTCTGTTTCCAAAGTGTAGGTGATTATTCGTTCACCGCCCATGGCTCTCCATATCTTTTCACATCTAGCATAGAGATACGAACAAGCATTCTTTGGCGCAGGATCTTTGATACAAACACGTAGAACCTCGAGCGTTCCTCCATCGTCCAAGAGCCTTGCGACTGGCCTGCCACAAACAGCAACCCCGACCAACGATTCACGGCCCATGATTCCAATGCTGAACTTGTGCCCTGTTACTTTTTTATTATGCCTGTGATGTGCCGTGATATATTCGTTCGCAGCTTTGAGAGAGATTGGTATTATTCTAAAATTACTTTTTATTAATTTGTTCATCAATCATTCTGCCAAGAACAAACACCATGAATCCAATTAAAACCAGGGCTAAAAGTATTAGCCCTAGTAAGATATTCGTTATCACTTTTTAGGTTTCTCCATAAGTAAAGCCATAAAACTCTTGAAAATCTTTTAATGACCAAGATTTCATGCTTTGTTTAATATTATCATCAGATAAAATGTTTCCATTTTTATCTGTTACTTCATCAAGATCATAATTAAATCCTGAAGCATAATCTAAAAAATCTTTTTTAGTATATTTTTTTTTCATTATGCCCTCCAATAGTAAGTATCACCGTCAAAATCTGTTTGACTATAATCCATGGCAACAGCGTCTGCCCAACCCCGCCAATCTATGTGATAGTGTAATGGATTGCTATTATCTTGACGGTCAAGATAACCAAAATCATAAGCCGTATCTTCACAATACTCGACCCAATAGTTTTCACGAATAAATGTTACACCCATTTCAAAGTTATCTCTTCCAACTTCTTCAATAAGATCATCTATCATTTCAATTCTTTCTCTATCGTAATCGTCTTCTTCGTCCAATGTTTTTAATTCGTCTAACAAATCTCGACTATCAAATATATCACTCATGATTCCTCCAATGGTTCAGCAGTTGTGCATTCGACCCTAACCACTTCTGAAGTATCAGGGTCAACGGACATAGCAATGTCCGTCGCTTCTTCTTTGTTGATTGCATTAACAATCCAAGTATCTTGCTTGATGTAGCGTTCAGTTACCTTGAAAGTTTTTAATCCTTCTTCTTCTTTCAAGCGATCTGCCGCTTCCTCCATGGCCCTTTCTTGTTGGTCCATGACCCACGAATCAAATTTAGTCATGGTCAACCTCCGTAACATTTATTATTACTTCTATATTTCTTGTTGCATATTCGCCATTGACTGTTTCGTGCCACTGCTCAAGTAAAGGAACTAATCTTTTTAGTTCGATACCATCAATGCCATCAAGACTTCCTAATATACAATCTTTTTTACGTTTGCCTTTGGTCCACTTTGAACCAATGTTATTAACGACATATTTATCTACAATCATAGTTTCTCCTTTTGATGTATGATATACTAATTATCCCATATAGATACTGATGTCAAATAAAAACACCCCCTCCAATGAAGAATGAAAACATTAAGAGGGGGAAAGGGAGTGAATAAGATTCATCTATACAGTGCTATAGTTATTTCTACAACATATTTATATTTAACCTTTCAAATACTACGCGTAGCGGTGTAGCGGTGTAGCGGTAGTGAAATAATATATACATTACAATGACTTAAACCTGTTTTAACCGCTACATGTCCGCTACGTCTGGCATATATGGCGTAGCGGTAGATTCCTTGTTTTCTGCCAAAAACATGTTATAAGGGTATTATGGAACTAGAACAGTTACGAGACAAACTGACACCAAAGCAAGCAAAGTTTTGTTTATTGTTTGTTCAAGAAGGCGACACAAAAACAGCTACGGAGTGTGCTATCCTGGCCGGATACTCAGAAAAGAGGGCAAGAATTGAGGCCTCCGAACTACGCAAACATCCTGCCTGTACTGAATATATACGTGAACTGCGGAATCAAGAAGAAAAGAAATATGAAATTAATCTTTACAAACATTTGAAAAGATTAGATCAGTTGAGCAGGGGCGCGGAAGAAAAGGGCAATTGGAATGCAGCCGTTACGGCTGAAAAATCCAGGGGTCAAGTTGGTGGTCTTTACATTGACAGAAAAGAAATAATGCATGGTAGTATTGACCAATTGAATCGTGAAGAAGTT